AGATTTTGCTGCCGGAAACTGGCGTACCAGCGACAAGCCGGTTAACAAGGGTGGCGTGTCGCCTCAAGAATTTGTCGACGCTATCCAGAACTCAGCGGCCAAGGAAACGCTGACCCCGTACACGCTGGAAGAGGTAAAAGCGGGTATCAAAGATGGCAGCATGAAGCTGTACCAGCTCGGTGACGGGCAGGTTTACTTTATGCTCAAGACCCTGCCTGATGGCCGCAAGCTGCTGGCCTCGGTGGTAAACAACGAACAAGGCGCCCGCGGTATCGGCGCCCCCGCTGTGGTGTTGAAGGCGATTGAGGAGGGCGTGACCGATCTTGACTGCTACGCGGTGGTTAACCCGAAATTTCCTGACGGTTTCCTTCCTTCGCTATATGCAGCGTTCGGTTTTGAAAAGTCGGGGGAGTACGCGTTTGACTTCAAATACTTCCGCGAAGGGCTTACCCCAAAAGAGAGGCAACGGGCTTTAGCAGATGCTGTAGAATACTGGAAAGAAAGTACCCCCGGATTTAACCCGGCACAGGGCATGCCAGCCCTAGTCGAGATGAAATGGAAAGGCACAGATGCAGCCCGAGCAAATATCACCCAACGCTATCTACGAGATGGCCTTGCAGGTCTTCTCAGCGGAAGAATTGGCGCAAATGCCGAGGGCTTCGCTGCTCTCGCTAGGGCATCTGCTGGAGCAACGGGTTCTGAAGCAACCCCCACCAACGCTGGAGGAGTTGCAGGGGATCAGGGAACTGATCGCGGATCATCTGTCGCATCCCGCGCTCGCGGCACTGTCGCCGGAATCGCAGACCTCAATGACAACGAACTCCTCAACCTCGGTCTCACCGCAAACGACCGAGCAGCCGTCCAACGTGCCCTTGGCCGACCCAAACCAGACAACGCAGTCTTAAACCAAGATACGCTGGAGCAAGGCCCACGCGGCACGTTCAGCCCCTCATCACTGGAGATGGTACTCAACCCGAACGCAGACCTCTCAACGCTTTGGCACGAGATGGGCCACTTCTTTCTCGAGGTGATGGCCGACGTCGCCACGCAACCCAACGCCCCCGCGCAGATCGTTGCCGACTACCAGGCTTTTTTAAAGTGGGCCGGTGTCAGCTCGGACGAGTGGGCGGGTTTCACCCTGGACCAGAAGCGCCCCTACCACGAGCGCTGGGCCGAGACGGTCGAGCAATACATCATGGAGGGCAAAGTCCCGAACGTGGAGCTCCAGCCCCTGCTGCGCCGCTTCCGTTCGTGGATGCTGTCGCTCTACGGCTCGATCCAGAAGTTCCTGGCCGACAAGCCCGACGCCGAGCGCCAGCCGCTGAACGAGGACATCCGCCGCGTGCTCGACCGCATGCTGGCCACCGACGCACAGATCGCCCAGGCCGAAGAGGTCGCAGGCATGGTGCCGGAGTTCGACGCCACCAACGAGGCCCGCGAGAAACTAGAAAAGCGCAGCATGCGCGACCTGCGCTGGACCAGGCGTGCTTACGATGCCGCCATCAAGCGCATCCAAAAGACTGCTGACACCATCCGCAAAAACATCAAGGAAGAGGTGACCGCCCAGGTTGAGCAGCAACCGATTTACCGCGCAATCAACTTCTTGCGCTACGGCAAACTGGTAGAGGAGGGGATGACCAACGCCGAGCGCAAGGCCTTAGACAGCGCTGCTGGCATGAACGTCAAGCTCGACCTGCCAGCGCTCAAGGAAATGTACGGCGACGGCCCCGCTGCCCCCTGGCGCTACTTGTCCACCGGCAAGACCGGACTGGCCGCCAGCGAAGGCGTGCACCCTGACATCGTCGCCGACATGCTGGGCTTTGAGTCAGGCGACGCCCTTGTGCGCCAGATCCTGGCCGCAGAGGACATCAAGTCTGTAATTGAAGGCATGACAGAGCAGCGCATGCTGGAGGAACACGGCGACTTGATCGACGAGCGCGCCATCCAAGAGGCGGCCAACGAAGCCGTGCACAACGAGGCCCGCGCACGCAGCCTGGCCACCGAGTTGCGCAGCCAGGCTGAGATGCTGAACGCCCGCACTGACACCGGCGAGACCAACGCCCGAGGGGCCAAGATCACCACCAGCACGTTGATGGAAGCTGCCAAGCTGTTTGCTGCAAACGTGGTTGCGCGCACCCCGCTGCGCGATCTGAAAAACCGCGCTTGGCAGCACACCGCCGCTGAACGACGCGCGGCCAAGCGCTGGCAGGAAGCCACCGCCGCGGGTAAGACCGAGGAGGCCGTCAAGGCCAAGCAGGACCAGGTGTTGAACAACGCCGCAGCCCGCGCCGCCCTCGACGCCAAGGCCGAGATGGGCAAGATCCTGGAGTTCTTTAAGCGCGTGACCAAGGGCAACGACGAGAAGGTCGTCGAGCGGGGCCGCGATCCCGACGTCGTCAACGCCGCGCGCGCCATCCTGGCCGCCTATGGGATCGAGACCAACCAGACCAAGCGTGCCGCCGAGTACATGGCCATTTTGGCCAATAACGACCCGGCCATGTACGCCGCGTTGCAACCCTACGTTGACGGGGCCTTGCAGCTTGCCCAGCCGATCGAGGCCTTGACCTTCGAGGAACTCCAAAGCCTGCACGACACCATCAGCCAGCTTTGGTACTTGGCCAAGCGGTCACGCCAGATGGAGGTTGACGGCGATCTCATCGAGATCGAAGCAGCCGCTGACGAGCTCATGTCCCGCATGGAGGAGATCGGCATCCCTGACCAAGTGCCGGGTGAGCGTGGCGCGATCACGAACCGCGAGGAACTCGGCCTCAAACTGCAGTTTGCCAAGTCAATCCTCAGTCGCGTGGAACAGTGGGCTGAACGTCTGGACGGCAAGTTCGGCGGCCCGTTCCTGCGCCTGGTATTCCAGCCAGTCAAAGACGCTGCCGACCGCTACCGCTCCGACAAGGTCGACTACCGCACCAAGTTCACCGACCTACTCAAAGCCGTTGCGCCCATGCTGCCGCCCGGATCAATCAACGCGCCGGAACTTGGCTACACCTTCGGTAACGCTCGGGACAGTGGCACAGCAGAATTGCTGCACGCCCTGCTGCACACAGGCAACGACAGCAACAAGCGCAAGCTCCTGCTGGGTCGCGGTTGGGCGGTGGAAAACGCCGACGGCACGCTCGACACCAGTACGTGGGATCAGTTCATCGAACGCATGATCGCCGAAGGCAGGATCACCAAGGCGCACTACGATTTTGCCCAGGGCGTGTGGGATCTGCTCGAGGAAATGAAACCGCTGGCGCAGGAAACCCACCGCAAGGTGTTTGGCAGGTACTTTGCCGAGGTCACAGCCAACGAGGTGGTTACCCCGTTTGGAACCTACCGCGGGGGCTACGTGCCGGCGCAGACGGACTCCCGCCTGGTCAAGGACGCCAAGCTGCGCGAGCTTGCCGAGGGCGAGAATGAAAGCATGGCCTACGCATTCCCCGCATCGCCGTCCGGGTTTACCAAGTCGCGTGTTGAGTACAACAAGCCCCTGCTGCTGGATCTGCGTGCGCTGGCCCAGCACATGGACAAGGTGTTGCTGTTCTCGCACATGCAGGGCGCGGTCACCGACGTGCGTCGTCTGCTGACCAACCGCCGCGTGAGTTACGCCCTGGACCGCATTGACCCGGGGGCATACGAAGGCATGCTGATCCCCTGGTTGAACCGCGCGGCCAAGCAAGTCGTGGAAACCCCTGTGGTTGGCGATCGCAAACTCTCACGCTTTCTGAGCGCCGCACGATCGCGCGCAGGCATGGCGCTGATGTTTGCCAACCTGAGCAACACGGCCCAGCAGATCACCGGCTTCAGTCTGGCAGCCGTCAAGGTCAAGCCCGGCCTGATGCTGTCGGCTGCTGCGCAGTTCACCGCCGACCCAAAGGCGATGCGCAAGGCGGTGGTCGAGGCGTCCCCGTACATGAAGAACCGGATGCTCAACGAAACGGCAGCGATGAATGACGTCGTTGAAGACATCCTGGTCAACCCGACACTGCTCGAGCGGGGTCAGGCGTGGACCAACCGGCACGCATATTTCCTGCAGGCTGCAGTCGACAACACCATGAGCCCAATTATCTGGACTGCTGCCTACAACCAGGCCATTGAGCGCGGGGAGGGCGCAGACGGTGCTGTGCGCTTTGCCGATGGTGTCGTGCGCCAGACACAAGGCTCAACGCTGCCAGAGGATGTGAGCCGGTTTGAGACCGGTCCCGGCTACGCCCGACTGTTCACGCAGTTTGTGTCGTACTTCAACATGATGGCCAACACCAACGCCACTGCAGTCAAGCAGATCGTTGATGAAATGGGCATGAAGAAGGGCGCAGGCAAACTTGTATACATTGCACTGGCCGGACTGCTGGCACCGATCTGGGTGGCCGAGGCGATCGCCCAGGCTTTCCGTGGCGGCCCCGAGGACGACGAAGGCGACGGCTATCTGGACGATTGGCTCGCTGCCGTGTTCGGTCTGGGTACCGTGCGCGGGCTGGTGGCGATGGTCCCGATCGTGGGTCAGGCTGCGCAGCTGGTGGTCAACCGGTTCAACGATAATCCAGCAGACGACAAGTTCAGCCTGTCGCCTGCCGTGTCGCTGATTGAGTCTGCGGTCAGTTCACCGGCCAGTGTCTACAAGGCGATCGTTGACGACGGCAACGCCCAGAAGGCCGTGCGGGATGTAGCGGCCGCTGCAACGCTGATAACCGGCCTGCCGGTTTTTGCTGCTGCCCGACCGATTGGATACCTGGCCGGCGCTGCCCAAGACCGCATAGACCCGACCGGCCCGGTTGATCTGGCTCGAGGGTTGGTTACCGGCACGGCAAGCCCGGAGAGCAGACCATAGCGATGTGTCCATGAAAGAGGCTCCTGCACCTACCATCGCCGGTAATCGCAGGAGCCTTTTGAATGACGACACCCTCCACCGCACGTAAAGCTGGACCCTTGCTGGGCAACGGTTCGACCACGTCCTTTCCGTTCGCCTTCAAAGTGTTTTCCGCAAATGACATTGCGGTCACGATCGCAAACAGCGCGGGCGTGGAAACGCTCTTGGTGTTGAACACCGACTACAGCGTCACGGTCAACGCCAACCAGGAAACAAGCCCCGGCGGTACGGTCACCTACCCCATAAGCGGATCGGCTCTCCCATCAGGCAGCGTGCTGGTGATCGTCGGTGATCTGGATTACGACCAGCCGCTGGATCTCCCCAGTGGCGGCAACTTCAGCCCCCTGGCGCTGGAGAACCAACTTGATCGCGCCACGATGCAGATGCAACAGCTCAAGGAGCAGGTTGACCGTTCTGCCAAACTGCCGGTCACCTACACCTTGGAGGATCTGGACGAGTTCACATCCAACATCGTCCGACTGGGCGACAGCGCGGAAAACATCGACACTTTGGCCGATAACATCTCCGACATCAACACGGTGGCGTCTGATCTGAATGAGCCGGTGTCTGAAATTCACACCGTCGCCGGCGCGATCACCAACGTCAACACGGTCGGTAACAACATCAATAGTGTGAACACGGTTGCCGGGTCGGTCGCCAACGTCAACAGCGTGGCGACCAACATCGCAAACGTGAATGCCGTCGCCGGTAATGCGGCCAACATCAACGCGGTCGTTGGCAACTCTACCAACATTAACGCGGTGGCCGGTAACAACGCGAACGTCACCGCTGTGGCTGGCATTTCAAATGATGTCAGCACCGTGGCTGGTATTGCAGCTGATGTGGTTGCCGTCGAAAACATCGCAGCTGCCGTGAGCGCTGTGGCCGCGATTGACGACGCAGTCAGTATCGCCGCCAACAACGTGGCCGACATCAACAACTTCGCTGACGTGTACCAAGGTGGCAAGGCTACGGACCCCACACTGCGTAATGACGGCAGCGCCCTTCAAAACGGGGACCTCTATTTCAACACCACCCAAGGCCGCATGCGTGTGCGCGTGTTTGGTGTTTGGGATGACGCGATTACAAACGTTGGCGCGTTTGACGTCGAAACCTTCAGTGGCACCGGCGCCCAGACTGCATTTGTTCTGGGCACCGACCCATTGGACAAGGCCAACTGCCAGATCTACATCTCTGGCGTGTACCAGCAGAAGACCAAGTACAACGTGCTCGGCACGACATTGACGTTTACTACAGCACCCCCCGCCGGCACCGACAACATTGAGGTGGTCATTTCGACACCCACGGCGTTTGGCAACCTGTCGACAATTCAAGCCGACGTAACAACCAAAGCTGCAACGGCAACAACACAGGCCAACATTGCTACGACCCAGGCTGGCATCGCCACAACGCAGGCCGGCATCGCCACAACGCAGCAGGGGTTGGCGACGGCAGCCAAAACCGCAGCAGAGGCAGCCCGCGATGCTGCCAACGTAAACGCACGGGTCTACGCAACGACGGCGGCCGGTATCGCAGCCACGACCAACGGTCAGTATTTCAGCGTCCCCAGCGGGGCGTCGTCGGAGTACCTGATCCTGTATCTGAACAACGCCGGTACGGCAGTGGAGCAGAAGCGGTATCCATCCGCAGCCGCGGTCGAAGATCTTGCCAGCCAGATCTTTACTGCCGCACTGGAACCGACAGACCAGGTTGCCGTTGCGGTTACCGATCCTGACTGTTTTTCAACCCTTCGCATTTCGGTCAGGGGCAATCTGATCACCCCCACCGGGATTGAAGACACCACCGGAACGGTGCTTCGCCGCAACAATTCTGATGGAACTGTAGATACGCTTGCGGTGCAGGAAATCACCACCACGTCGCCAGCCGGAACGGTGGCGTACACGGACATTGACGGTTTTGGTGGTCTGGTTATAGCCGCAGACGGCAAAGTAACTAGTTACACCCCGCCCGCTGCACGGCCAGCTCTGACATTCGACGGCAAGCTCCAGCATGTCGTGAGCTACGGTCAATCACTGTCGTTGGGGTGGGTGTCCTCTCCTGTCCTGACCACTGCACAACGGCATAGCGCGCTCAAGTTCTCCGGGGGTGTACGGCCCTTCGACAGTGGCACTGACCCGGCCGTGATCTATTCGTCATTGGTTCCTCTTACAGAAACTGCCAGTGGGTTCTCTTACGAGTCACCCATGGCCGGTATGTTTGAGATGCTTTACGACAGCATCGAAGCCGAAAACGGTTTTGGCCACCCAGACATTGACTTCCGGTTCCTTGGCTCATGTGCTGGCAAAGATGGGGAGCCCATTGCCAATCTGGCAAAAGGCAGTTCGTACTACACCCGTTTTATACAGCAAATTCAGTACGGCAAAATCCGCGCAAACGCTGCAGGCTGGGAATACCGAGTCAAAGCATTTTGCTGGACGCAAGGTGAATCTGATAGCGCAAATACACAGGCCAGTTACCTTTCTGCCCTGCGTCAGTTACGCACTGACCTCCAGACCGACATCCAAGCGCAGACCGGGTTCAACGATCAGCTTCTCTGCATTCACTATCAAACCTACAGCAACGAGAGCAACACCGCCGCGTCCCCCGCCAGCCTGGCTCAACTGCAGGCTCACGATGAAGAACCTACCAAGTTCGCCCTGGCATGCCCTTTGTACTTTATGAACACGGACGGTGTTCACCTCACCAACATCACATCCGCGTGGATGGGGGCGTATTACGGTCTGGTCTACAAGCGCACCGTACTGGAAGGCGGCACCTGGGCGCCGACAAAACCTATCCGTGTGTATTCGCCTGCTGCAAACACCATCGACGTCAACTTCAACGTACCCAGTGGCCAGTTAGTTTGGGACTTTGAGAACGTTGCTCCGCAACCCAATAAAGGGTTTTCCGTAGTAAACGGAAGCAACGTACTGCAGACGATCTCGTCGGTGGAAATCGTGGGACGACGCACCGTCCGCATAACGTTGTCGGGCGCCGTCCCGGCCGGTGCTCGAGTGCGCTATGGAGTCCGCGCAAGAACCAACGGAATCACTGACACCTTCCCGTCGGCAAGGCGTGTATTTGGCACGGCCTGCGGGAACCTGCGCGACAACGCCGGGGACACTTTGAAATTCCGAAAGCTTGGGCTTGAACTCCCGATGCATAACTGGTCCGTAATTTTCGACAAAGGGGTCGCGTAAATGTCTCTTCTCATCCGCGTCAAGGACGCCAACTACCGGGCCACGCGCACGGGCTTTTACCCGCCTGTGGCAGAGAAGCTGCACGGCTGGTTCTTCTGTGGCGGCAGCCTGCCCGAGTCGAGCCAGAACTATTTGAACGGCGGTTCACCAGGTGCGGCAACGGCAGGTCTGGTCAACACGAACGACCTGACGAACGGGGTGAGCGTTTCGTCGGCGGTTCAGAATACTTTTTGGGAAACCGCAAAGACGTGCAGTTTTATCCTGGTTGCGTCGGCGCCAAAAGGCAACAACCTGGCGGTTGGCAACTCGTGGGCATCGACCCCAAACGCAAACGGCAACTACGTTAACTCCGGTCTCAACTCCCGACTGTTCAACAATCTGGAGTACGACATAAGAACGCAGCTGTCGTACTACACCAACCCGACCGATGTGCGATCCCTTCTTGAGTCTGATATTCGGGTAGATGGCAACGCTGCGTGGCAGTCAAACCCAATCAACTTCATCTGCGGCACGATTGATGCGGCCAACATGGCAGCAGCCAAGGCCCGCATTTATCTGCGTAATGTGAACGGCGTCGTCGGCGACAAAACCGTGACTGCCGACCTAACCGGTAAGACTCTGGATTTCCGTAACCTGGGCGTGTACGGGGTTAGCAGCCCGGCCGTGGGAGGAAACGTCACCACCGCCGCAAAGATCTATGCGGCGGCGTTGTTCAGCAAGGCTTTGAGTACGGTTGAGATTGAGAAGCTGCATTCGTACTTCAAGGGCTATTACGACCGCCGCAACGTGACGGGGTTGTAAAGGTCGCCATGATGAGACACGCCACCCTCCTGGTCACCTTCCTGATCGCCATGCCAGTGCTGGCGCAGCTGCCCGCGCTCGATGAGGTTCGCTATTGCGGTGAACCCAAGCGCGAGGCAGATGGATCCATTGCACGCAGCCGGGAGGTGCTGGGCGCGTTCAAGCGTGTACATCCTTGCCCGGCCAATGGCGCCACCAGCGGGGCCTGTCCAGGTTGGGCAATCGACCATGTCATACCACTGGCTTGCGGGGGCTGCGACGCGGTCAGCAACTTGCAGTGGTTGCCAAACGAACTGAAAAGCAAGGCCGTCATTGGCAAGGATCGTTTTGAGCGCCGCATCTACGAAAAAGACATAGCGTGCAGTGGGCGCGCAATTCGGGGGAACTGATGAAACTGGCGCTCAGGCGTACCGATGCCAAAACGTTTTTCGGGAAGCTGTTCAACCAGCTGACCCGCGTTCGACTGCAGACCGAGTACCCACATGGTGGCATCGTCATTGACGATCGCTTGTTCCATGTGACGTTCACTGACGGCCTGCACTCGACGGAATTCAACCCAGACGACTGGGATCTGTTTGATGTGGCTGAAGGGGACCTGCGTGCGTTGAACTTGTTCAGCGCGCGTAGGGGAGCAAAGTACGACGCACTTAGTTTGCTGGCATTTATGTTGCCTTGGAGAATCAGAGATTCACGGAGGCTTTATTGCTTTGAATGGTGTTGGTTAGCGCTGACGGGCGTCAATCCATCGACTCGCATCACGCCGGAGAAACTGCTTGTGCTGGTTAACAGGATGGGGGCGCGAGATGCAGCCGGTGGAAGCATGGGCAGTTGACTTGGTTAAATGGGGCGGGGGGCTACTGCTTGTTGCGAGCGTCAAGCTGCTCTGGGACTTGAACCAGAAAATGGGAAGCGCGATAGGAAGGTTAGAGGCTCACAGTGGGCGGATTGAAAAGCTTGAAGCGGCCATGGAGTCTCTGGTCACTCGCACCGAATTGCTGGAGACCCTCAAGCGCGTTGAACAGCAACTCGAAATTATGTTGCTCAAGTCAAAGCAAGAGCGAAGCAATGGCGGAAATTGACAGGACCACGCTGCGAATTGCGACCTGCATCATCGGCCTGCTCAAAAAGTGAAAGACCATCGCATGAAAGTCGACCAGTACATCGACGCGCTACTGCGCAGGGAAGGCGGGTTCGTCAACCACCCGGCCGATCGTGGCGGCCCCACAAACTGGGGCATCACTGAGAAGGTCGCCCGCGCATTTGGCTACAACGGGCGTATGCAGGACATGCCGCAGTTTGTGGCCGTGCAGATCTACCTCGAGCGGTATTGGACGCAGCCCCGGTTTGACCAGGTGGCTGAGATCAACGAGCCGGTGGCAGAGGAGTTGCTCGACACCGGGGTGAACATGGGGACAGGTGTGGCGGTGCGGTTTCTGCAGCGCGCCCTCAACGTGCTTAACCAGGAGGCCAAGACTTACCCAGACGTCACGGTCGATGGAGTGATTGGTCGCATGACGCTGGCCGCGCTGCGCGCCTACCTGGACCAGCGCGGGGCTGACGGAACCGTGGTGCTGCTGCGCGCTTTGAACTCACAGCAGGGCACGCGTTACATCGAAATTGCGGAAGGGCGCCCGAGCCAAGAGGCGTTCGTCCATGGTTGGTTTTTGCACAGAGTGGGGGTCTGACATGGCGCTTGATCCGATAACGGCAGCACTCGACGTCGGCAAGACGCTGATCGACAAGTTCTGGCCAGACGCAGGGGAAGCGGAGCGTGCCAAGGTGCAGACGTTCCTTGCGGTGTTCATGGCGCAGGCCGACATCGTCAAGACCGAAGCCGCCAGCTCGCACTGGTTGGCAGCAAACTGGCGACCCCTGCTGATGTTGGTGTTCGGTGGCCTGATCGTTGCACGGTGGTTTGGGTGGGCTGCGCCCAACCTGTCCGAGGCCGAGTATTTGAAACTGTGGTCAATCGTTGAATTCGGGCTCGGCGGATATGTTGTCGGGCGCAGTGTTGAAAAGATTGCGCCGAGTGTCGCCGGTGCGCTGAAAGGGAGTAAATGACAACCCGTGTACCCGCCTCAATGGTTGCCGATGACGTGGCCACCCAAGCTGAACTAGACGCTGTTGGTGCAGCCAAAGCAAACAAGGCCGGTGACCAGTTCACCGGCTGGGCTGCCACTACCCCCAGCGCCGTGACGTTCAACGCCACCACCATGTCGCTGAACTGCGACGCATCCAACGTCTTCACGACCACACTCACGGCAAACGTGACGGTCGCGCCGACGCTCTCCAGTGCAAACGACGGTCAGACCATTAACTGGTTCCTGACCCAAGACGCGACAGGGTCCCGCACAATGACCTGGCCGACGTCGTTCAAGTGGCCGGGCGGTACCGCTGGCGTACTCTCGACTGCGGCCAACGCTGTGGACATGTTGGTGGCTACCTACCGCGCCGCGCCCAGGGATTCGGTTGACCTCTAGTAGGGGTTGCTTCGGTAGCGTTCTGGGCGGAAGCCTGAGCACCTCTGCGGCGGGTCCAGTGGTTCGCCAATCAACGGTGTAGTCGGTGTCAGGACGAAGCCCCGGGGGCTGCGCCGGGGCTTCGGTTTTGCGGTCTGCATGCCGCCAAGGGCGGGTATAGCGTGACATGTGCTACAGTGTCCTTTAGCAAATGCTCTAACGTCAACCCCCGTCTGTGTACGCATAATGTATAAAATGCCCTGTAGCAATCACTACAGGGGCAAGCACTTAGGGGGACAAAGTGCTCAATGCGGTTCTAGCAAATGCTAGAACGATGTGCATGTTGCACGGGCCGCACCCGTATTGCAACCCACCGGCCAGCCGGGGTGAGCAGTAGTGGGGGATGATCCGGGTGCGTGGCGACGATCTGGTTGTCCTCGCGCAATGTCAGGCGCGTGCGTTCCTCGTCGTAGCCCTCCGGTAGTCGGTCAATAAATGGTTTACCGTCCACAGCGCACCTCCCACTGATCGCGGCAAAGGGCGTCACACCAGCGGTGGCCGTTGCTCACGGTTTCGCCGCAGAAAAGGCAGTGACCGGTGGCCTCGGGTCCAGCAGGCCGGCGCATGCGCATAGAGTCGGCCAGGTTGCGCTCGGCCTGTTCGTTGGCGCAGTCGATCTCATCAGCCATGACTTTTCTCCATCGCAATCAGCAGATCGACCTCGTGCTTGATCTTCTCGAGATCCTGGAACCGGTGCTCTGCTGGCTTGTCGCGCCAGCGGGTAATGCGCTTGACGATGCAGCCCTCGAGGAAGTTCAACCCGTTGGCGTGGATGTATTCCACCGGCTGGATCTTCTTTGTCTTGTAGTGGCTGCCAGCCACCTGGACATCCAGCGGGTTAAGTTGATTGCGGTCTTCGGTCATTTCTTGCCTTTCATGTATTCAAGCAGCGCATCCTGCACACTGCGTTTGGTTGAACGTCGAGTCATCTCGACCTCGTCGATAGTGCCCCTGGCCACCAGATAATGGAGGAACACGGGCCGATCTTTGCCGGCTTGAAACTGTCGCATGGGTCCCACGCGCTCCAGGATCTGGTCGTGGTACTCAAGGTTGGGGTCCTGCGCAAAGAACACCACGGTGTTGCAGTGCTCCTGTAACCCGTCCACACCGTGCCCCATGCTGGCCGGGTGACCCAGCCAGAGCTTGCCCTGACCGCGCATGGCCATTGCCATGTGATCTTTGCGGGACAGGTCCAGGGCGTCCGGGAAGCGCGTCATCAGGCGCTGGCGCTCGTGGGTGTAGTGGTAGGACACCAGCAGCGGATCGTCGCCTGTGGCCTCTACCAGTTCCTCCAGGGCGTCCAGTTTCTCATCGTGCAGCGGAACCCACGTCACTCCGTCCTCAAGAAACACGGCGCCACTGGCCATCTGCAGGCACTTGCCGTACTTGGCCGCAGCGGCCACGGCTTCAACCTCAAAGGCGCCGATCATGGTGAACAGCTCGCGCTCCATTTCCCGGTACTTGACCTTGGCGGTCGGGGGCAGCTGAACGTCGATCACGTTGACGATCGGGTCGTGCAGGTCAAACCAGTCCTTGGGGTCCAGTGTCAGACAAACGTCCGACAGGCGGCGCTTGATCTCATCCTCGGCATGCTCGGCCGCACGCCACTGGTAGAACTGTTTGGACTTGTCACCCGGCGCGCTGTTCATTACGGGGTGGAACCAGCGTTCACGGAAAGCGGAGAACGTCCGACCCAGACGCACGCCGGCGTCCTGGAACCAGGTCTGCCCCCAGAGATCCTCCAGCCCGTTGCTGGCCGGGGTGCCGGTCAGATTGATCCAGCGCTGCACGTCCTTGTGTGCAACACCGGCCAGGGCCTGCGCACGCTTGCCGCCCTGACGCAGCCGGAAGCCCTTGAGCTTGGTGCTCTCATCAGCCACCACCGTGCGGAAGGGCCACGCCCTGCGCATGTCCTTGAGGTGCTGACGCAGCCAAACGATGTTTTCGTAGTTGGTCGTGAACACCTGGGCGTCGCGTCGCAGGGCTGTCGTGCGCTGCTGGACGTCGCCGACCACAGGGACGACATCCAAACCGCGGAGGTGTTCCCACTTGCTGGCCTCGTTTGCCCAGGTATCCCGCGCCACGCGCAGCGGCGCCAGCACCAGCGTCGGGGCATCCTCGCCCCATACGTTATGCAAGTGCTCAAGAAACGTCATGGTGATCGACGTCTTGCCCATGCCGGGCTTGGCCCAGAGGGCGCAGCGCTCAACCTCGCCCATGTGGCGCATGGCCAAAGGCGCGAAGGGGCGGGGGGTGTATACACGTCGAGTCATTGTCCGGCTTTCGCGTAGTAGCGCAGCTCAACGATCGTTGCCGCATCGCGCAGTTTGGTCACTGTCGTTTTCTTCATCACTTCCAGGGCGATGGCGACAAACGTTTCGATCTCGGCACGTTCGTCATCACCCCACCCGATCAACTCCGCAATGCACGCCTTCAAACGCTCATCCTTCAGCCTGGCCACGGTCTCTACCAGGTACACCAGATCCTCACGGGGCAGCGCCGCGCGCTGCTGTAGCAACTCGCGCATGCGCGTGGCCTGCATGGCGACAAAGTCAGCGTCTGGTTTCACCCGCTTGGTCATAGTCCGAGCCCCGCAAACGGACTGCTGTAGTTTTTCCAGATCTTGCCGCGCTTGATTGCGCTGACTACCGATTGGCTGATACCGAATCGCGCAGCGATGGCATCCTGGGTGCCATCGGCTTCGCGTATCTGTCGAGCCAGATCTGGGTTGAGTTTGGCGCGCGAACGCGCACTGTCTGACAGTTTCTTGCGAAACAGCAGGCCCGTCTGGTGACCTTTATCGTCCGCTGTACGCTGCTGCACTTTGCGGCGCGTAGCCGGCGCAATGTGGTCGGGGTTTACGCAAAGCGGGTTGCCGCAAGTGTAGGTTGCAAGACGCTTGGTCAGGTTTACACCGCGATCCTCTAGCACAAACCTACGTACTGCACCGACCTTGCCCTGGTACCGCATAGTCGGGACGGAACCGCATGTCTGCAGTGCTCCAGTCCAGTTCCAGCAATCGCCGTCTTCAACGATGTGGTTGCGTATCTGCTCAATCAAAGTCATGACAGCAATTCCTCTACCGCTTCCAGCGAGTCGATGATTTCGACACGCTGGCCCATCTTGCGCATGCGTTCGTGTTCGCGCAGCTGGTGCGCTTCCGGCTTCTTGCCGGGGGCCTTGAGCTCGACCCAGATGGTGGCGGCCGGCATCATCACCAACCGGTCTGGCGCACCGCGCCGACCGATCCATTGAACCTTGCGCACCTCGCCACCCATGGCCTTGACCTGCTTGACCAGATGCCGCTCAATCTGGCTCTCACGTATCACCCGCATGCTGCACTCCGCAGTTCTGAGGCGCTGGGGTGCGTAGCGCTGGCCTCTGGTCGGAATTGCAGAATCTGCGTGACGGCCTTGCATGCGTCGTACCCCAAATTCTTCAGTCGACGGATTGCATGCAGGTCGGCTTCAAGTTCTTGAGGCTTGATGCCCTCGCCACTGAGCCTGCGGGATTGGTGGCCATAAACCCCGTGCGCTTCCTCGTGGAAGATCGCAAACAGTTGGGCGCCCCGATCCCATTCGCAGACTGCGGGGTGCAGTTCAATTCCCCGGGCATCCGAATACTGAGCCAGCACTGCATTGGTGGTGATTGCGATCGGTAGCAGGACCGGTGCGATAAACGTCAGGCACATGTGAATCCTTTCACTGAAGGTCGTTGAGCGTTGATTATAGCAGATGCTAAATTTAATTCTTGCGGTATCTGTATGTTTCAAAGCCCGCAGCGGCTAGGGGGATACCCTTAGCCCATGCCGGCGCGGTGGACATCATTCGCCCCAGTTCATCCGCGTTGAAGTCATCGCTGTCCGGGGTCTCGGTCAGCAATTCGTCATGCACGGACAGTACGATCTGGTAGCCCCGGTCTTCAATCGACGGCATGTTGTAGGCGAGCACATCCCGTGCAAACGCTTGGGTACAGTTCTCAATCAGTTTGCCGCCGTAGGTTTTGATCCGACCCCACTGCCGGCTGTACTGGTTGACCCCAAAATAGGTGATCTGCCCGTCGTCCTCGACGCTGGGGTTGATGTAGCAAAGGTAACGGCCAGACGGCAGGCGGATGCGCAGCCAAGCGCCGTCACGGCGAGCCTTGAGGTGCGGACCGATTGCGAAAGTCTCACCGGGGTTCTGAATCGCTGCTCTCACGCTGTCACCAGCCGCGGCCCATAACGCTGTTGTGTTCGGGTGTGCGTCGCGCCATGCCCGCTTGAGCACCTCACACGCCACATAGACCTCCATGGGCAGGCCCAGCGTGCGCTTCTTGCCGGTTGCCCACTTCCACATGCCCTGGGCGTTCTCAAGCGCTTCCTGGCTGGCGGTGGCCCATACCGCTTTAGCCAGATCCTCGAGGTCCATCTGGTACACGGCAGCAAACGTCAGGAACGCCGCCACGCCACCCTCGTAACCCAGACCCAACTCCATGACCTTACCGATCTGGCGCTTCTGGCCGACCGCGTCTTTCGGGTCAATGTTGAATGACCGACCGTAGGCCACCTTGTAAAGGTCCTCACCGGTACCGTGGTCGAAGTCTGAAAAGGCTTTGAGCTTCCAACGCTCGCCGGCCAGATACGCCAGCCCCCGGCCTTCGATGTTGGACAAGTCAGCGATGACAAGTTTCTGACCCCACCGGGCAACGATCGCACCGCGCACGGCGTTGGCGGTCAGACCGATGACGTTGCCAAACATGAGGTCGGCGCAGTCGGCCTTCAGTGCGTTGATGCCTTCGTCCAAGTAGTCGACAAGCCTGTCCTCGGCCTGCTTGAACGAGATGCCGAAGTGCTCGGCCACCCGCGCGATGTTCGGGCGCGGCATGTTCTGGGGCTGGAAGATGCGACCGGCCCATCGGGCGGTACGCTGGGCGCCGGCAAACTGCAGCGTGTTCCGCAGTCGACCGTCTTCACTGGTGGCCTTCACCAGTGCTTTGTACTTTGCCGTGGATGTCTTGGTGCCCTCCAGACGCATCGCCAGCAGGATCTTCACACCCTCGGGCAGCTCTGGATCCTCGAGGCGGCGCTTGAGCGTGTCGGCTTTCATGTCGGGCAGATCGACACCGTACTCGGCGCAAATGAATGCCAGCAGCTGGTCGCGCTTACTGACGTTCTGCACCAGCCCGCCGGTGATCTCCTGGACCTCGGCCTTCAACCGCTTCTGTTCCCGATCCACAGCAGTGATTGCGGCGTGTGCCAGGTCAATGTCAACGGCAACCCCCCGATCGTTAATACGCTGATCGAGGTGCCACAGACCAAGCTCTGGGTGACCGCTTCGGTAATTCCAAGACGGCAGGCGCTGGTCAATGGCGCGCATGGCGACGATGTCTTGTCGGGAATACTCAAGGAACTCAGCCCACTGTTCTGGGTGCGTTTCACGGGTGGCCCTTCGGAGAGTTGAATTCTTTGGGCGCGGCTTGCAGAACAACTGGATCAGTTCGCGGCCGCGTTTGTCCTTGGCCTGATCTGCCTCCAGGCCGACGATCTGTCCGATCTTGTCCAGGCTGCCTGGCAGGCCGTGGGCCATGGCCTTGATCATCGTGTCGCGCCAGCGCTCAACCGGCACGTCGGTGCCCCAGACGTGGCGCAGCAGGGTGCGGTCGAAGTGGCTGTTGTGCGCGACGATCGTCACGTTGGGGTTGTTCAGCGCTTGCATGAGCGGCAGTCGCGCTTTGGCGTTCTCCCGCGCATCTGACGCAGTCATGTCTGCAACGCAAGGCTCACCGTCGTCGATGGCCCACTGGACCACCGTGATCTCGGTGCTGGGGTGTTCTGCGTAGCGGTGCGTGCCTGCCGACTTGAGGTCGCACTCGCTGTATGTTTCGCAATCGAACCAAAGCGTAGTCATGTCATCCTTTCAGTATTACGAAAGGGCCGGACATCAGTCCGACCCTTTGGTAAAACCCCCCGTCTTTCCGGGGTGTCAGGCATCAATCAGATTTCCGGTTCTATGTTTAAGAGCCCGCCGGTTTGAGCATCTCAAGCCACCGTCTTACACATTGCGGGAGTGGTCTTGATTAGCCATCCAATCTATTGCAACCGAGCAGCCGGGCCCGGTGAGGAGGTGTGGGCTCCCCAGATGACCTTTATGCAAAGTCGCCGGCATCCGCGCCGTCGGTGACTTCTTCAAACTCATCAGCGTCGGCCGGGCGTCCTGCGCTGAACGAATCGCCGTCCTTGTAGAACTGGATGCCGCGCAGCTGCGCGTTGATGCGCGATCCACCCTTGGGGTGATCCTTCTGCGCCCAGAATTCAATCGAGGCGTTGACGTAGCACCCGGCATAAGGCTTGCCGGAGGACTTGCTCAACGGGTTGCGCGCTTGGTCGACCACGGTCGGGGCAGCGTTCTCGTTGCAGTTGGCGCTGATAAACAGGTTGCCCTCAAAACCTTCGTACTTGGCCTTGGTGTCACCGTCGTGCAGCGCCATGCGGTCCTGCTTCTCCAGGCCCTTCTTGGTGATTCCCCACTTGTCGGCCCACTTGGCCTGACCGGCAGCGTTCATTGCCGCTTCGATCTCGGCGATCTGGGGGTGATCGGTCGGCAGAATCAAGCTGGCGCCGTAGCTCTTGCGACCAGTGTCCTGATCGACACGGGGCTCAAACAGGTTCGGGAAAGCCAGACGGACGTTTTTGAGGAGAACTCGGGTTGGGGTTGCTGACATTTTGCGTTTCCTTTCGTGGTTCGCGGTTTGCAATTTTTAAGCAAGGTCGTCGGTGGTCACATCGGTGAAGTCATAAACGACCGGCGTGACCACCAGGGCCGGACGTGGATCTGAGTCGGGCGCCACATGGGGCTTGCCCTCGTTCTGCGTGATCAGCTCTTTGAGCTTGGGCCACTGGCGCGGCCCGATCGTGCCGGCCTTGGCCAGCTTCTCTGCCGTCGTCGGGCTGATCAGTTTGAAGTCGTACATGTCCTCAAGCTTGACGCGCATGGTCTTGAGGGTCT